CTCACAACTCCACGCCAACCAAGACAACTCGGTAAGCGTAATGCGTGTCGAAATGTCAGCCACCGACTTATTCCATTTCGCTTCAAACGCAATGAAGTCCGCGAACACGGCAACAACATCACGCTCAACTTGTGTGCTTGCATCAACAACATAAATATGTTGCTTCATAACTACCTCTTTCGCAGGTAAGGGTTAGGGATTTACTTAAGCGCCGCTACCCGACTTAGTTACGGCACCATCAATCGGATATGTTACCGACACTGTAGCCAACTCGCCAACCGCACCATTAACAGGCGACCACGTAAGCGGCAACACATTAAAAGCGTACTGCGGATTCGCAGACGAAGCAGCAGCAGTACCATTCGGCTTCACCGTCATCGAATGTGCCGTGCCGTTTGCCCACGCATCATAAAACAGTTTTTCAATCGTCGGATAATCCTGATGCAAGTCAACTTTCACCGAATTATCTTGCAGGCCAGAAATGCGGGTCACCGCACCAGCCGTACTAAACGCCGTAGTCGCAATTTCGGCCTTCGACAAATCGAGGGTGATGGCAGCAACATACGAACTGATGTCGGTACCTGCAAAAGTTACAACCACGTTAGTTAAAACTTGCTTAGCCATTTTACGACTCCTGCCTTACAGCATCAAACTCGGATAGGGGCGTCGCAGGCCGCTGAGTACATCATAGCAGACGCCTAAACGTAGACAACGACCTTCCAATCAACCATCAAATACGTTGTCCCATCATTGCCGTCCATGGTCGAAATGTTCCCCGCCTCAGTCACAACCAGGTTCTGTACCACCCCACCTAAAGTCCTATCAGATTCCAAAGCCGCCCGAACCGACGGCCCACCATCGTAAGCAATATATCCGTCTAACAAGTTTTGCATAGTGCGTTCCGCTGACCGCCCAACAACAATCGTGACAGTAAAATTGTGGGTCACAAGCCCACCCCGCATAGCCCCATGATAAGACACCGAATCCAATGTTGAGAAAGCAAACGGCGTATTCAAATTGTCTGGCTGCGTCGCATACGCCCGAAGCCCGGTAATCGTGTTTAATGCGGTTTGCAAAGCCACCTTAATTTGTGTAGGCGTCGACGCCATCAGACCAGATATCTAAGTTTACGGAAAGAGTCAACCAACTGCTGCACATCCGGATCTAAAAACCGTGACACCCTTATCGCACCCATATCACCAAAACCCGCAACACCAAGAGGTGAATCAAGCCGCTTAAACAATCGTGACGCCTGAATAATTGTCGCCTGTGTAACCGTTTCAGGTACCGCCGTCCAACCAAACGAAGCCGTCAACTGCACCAACGCCTCACCCGTACCGGTGAACGGAAACTGGTTGGAGCCGACCGCTTTAATTTTTGAGTACGCCCAAGTCAAGCCGTCAAGGTTTGCGTTCAACGGTTCCAACTGCCAGTCCGTGACAGCCCACGTCAAATCAAATGTACCGTTTTCTTGTGTCGAAGTTTTCAGCGTGATTGCCGTGCCAGAGAAATCGTCAACGTCACAAAAATATGGGTCGTTCGCGGCGAACACGCGAGTCACGGTACCGACAGACCAGAAAGCACGGTTGCAGTAGCCATCAATGAGGCGTGACGCAGCCCCCGCAGCATCGTCTATAAGTGTGTCGTCGGTGTCGTCTGCTGTGCCAATACGCAACGCGGCTTTAATCTGGTTGCGGGTCGCGTAGCCATTGGTTACCGCCACGATAGATCAGCGATCTTGAGATTTTGCATACCCGACACTTTAGCACCCTTGGATCTGTTGCACCATCGGCACGACACGGCGAGATTAGATGACTCGGACGATCCACCTTTCTTGACGGGGATAAGGTGGTCAAGTTCCATCTCTTTCAGAGTCACCGCCGAAGCGCAAAAGATAGGTGGCATTCGCTACACCGTGCGGTTCCCGTTGTTTTCTTTGGGTTGTGGCGAACCCCATTGGTGATCGGCATAGGTTTAGTCTACCTTAGTTGATGTTGACGGCACCTGTATAGGTGTGCCCCTCTAAACTTGGGTTTACAAACGGATTCAACGAATACACCGGGCAACCATACTCGGCAAACAGTTTCGCTTTCATTGCCCGCAAATCACGCTCATAAATTGCCCACGGCTGATCCCCGCACTGCTCATACTCCGCGAACCTATGTTCGCCGTCCAACTGTCCACAATCCGCGCCCACCAACACAATATGCGACGCACCCATATATGCGGCAAGGTGCATCGAACCATGAAGAGACGACGACCCGAACACCAACGAATCAGGATCATCAGGCCAATGTTTCCCATCGACATCAAACAGTGGGCCAGTCGGTTCAAACAGGCCGTCATATAAAACCACGTTGGCGGGTGCGTCAATCCATGCGTGACCAGTTAGAAAGTTGCGGCGCACCGTCACCACCAGCAGATCGGGGCGTTCGGCTGCAACAAGTTCGGCGTCAGCATGGTAATGGGTGAAAGTAGTGTACGAGTTCAACCCGAACTTGCCGCCCACAAAATTGGTGGACACGCAAACCTTGTCATCAAAAAAAGCGGGATCAAGAAAGTTGAGGGTCGCCCCCGAACCGAACACCCAAATCGGCTCCCCACCATATTTGTTAGCCAACCCCAACAAACTTACGGCCACAACAAACCCCAAAAATATAGATCACAACTCGACTCATTCACCGCAAACCCATACTCGCTAAACCACAAACCCAACGGCATCCGACGCTGATCGAAGTCTGCTTCCACCAAATTACGGTAATAATCCCCTGGCGTAAACGGTGACGCCCCAGGATGCGCTTTCGACGTACCATGCTCTGGGCGACCAGTCGTAGCACACGTAAAAATGACGACCTTTGACGCAATCCGACACATATTAAAAAAGGTGTCCGACCAGTTCGGATTATGTTCAAAACACTCCGCAGACACTGCGACATCAAACTCGCGTGACAAAAACTGTAGAGACTCCCCACGCCCAATCAGATCGACGCCAGGGCCGGCCTCCAAATCTACACCAACATAACGGGTCGCATCAAAGAAGTCTCGCACCGAACCATTGATGTCAAGCGACCCAACCTCCAACACACTTACGCCCGTGAACCATTCAGGCCACTTAAACTTTAACCGCTCGAAAAACTCGCGTTGCTCAGGATGCGCCATCAGTCGAAACCGTATTCGCAGCGGCGCACAATATCCCACGACGCTTCACGCAAAGTACCTTCCATCACACGCACATCATGCAAACGCACATTCGCCCTGTGCGACTTCTGATTCATTTCCCTTAACCTGCCGTCGCTAGAAATTGTTGCAGAGTTGTCGTGACAAATATTTGCGTCAGACATCATAATCGTTACGCCTGCCGCTTTCGCCCGATAATCGTAATCAATGTCCTCCATGTACGCGGGGTGGTATGCCTCGCTGAACAGTCCTATCCGTTCTACGACTTTGCGACCGACCCACAGGTTGCACCACGGCGGAACACCTGATAGTTGTATTTCGTTTTCGTCGCAAGTTGAATAAAAGTTTTCAAGCGCACCTGGTTCGTACCATGCGTCGGAGTTTAGAAGTATCCAGCCTGCCGCACGTGGCACAGATTTGATGACCAGATTCCATGATGTTGCTACCCCAAGATTTGATGGCATTCGTAACACGAACAGGCTTTTTACGTGACGGTTCACAGGAATGTCGTTGTGTTCGCCTGAGTTATCTATGATGACAAGTTTTTCTACAGGGAAGTCAATTGAGTTGATGGCTCGCGTTAACAGGTCGAAACGGTTTAATACAGGTATACCAATTACGGGCACCATGCTAGTTGTTTGCCCATTTCATGATCTCGCCCATTGCAGGTCGCCAATGCGCCTCAAACACTACATCGGCATCATACTGTGCGGCGAACGCCCTAGAAGCCTCGCAAACCCCTCTAGGAGCCTCATACGCGGCCTCCAACGCCGAAACGATACTAGGGACACTAGGCGTACCAAACCATGTCCCCTGAGCCGCATCCCACAAAGGTTGCGTCGGCACCAGCCAACCATTCCCAACCAACTCCGAAGACGCCGCCACATCAGACACAATCACCCGCGTACCACACGCCTGCGCCTCAACA